GTCCCTTGCCGCGCACGCCGCCTTCGTTCTTGCCGGCGAGGATCTCGGTCAAGCCCGACGCCTCCATGAACAGCATGCCGATCGAGATGTAATCGGCGAAGATGTCGTCGGGCATTTTCGGGTACAGCTCTTTGATCTCGGCCTGCGGCAGTGAGTCCATCACCCAGGTATCGGAGCCGCCAAACGCCTCCATTTTCTCGTCGCTCAATCCCATGAAGCCCGAGGCGACGCGCGGCGGATAGGCCTGGCGGTCGAGGAGGTCGTGGATCTGCTGCAGCCGCTCGTTCGACCAGATCTGCAGCGGGATCAGGCTTTCGACGTGCGCCTTGCCCCAGAAGTATTTGTAGATCTGATACGGCGAGACGTGGAAGTAGGGATGCTGACCGGCGGCGAATTTGTTGGTGGCGGTGTCGTAGAACGCCAGCTGCTGCTTGGCCAGGCTCTTGCCGCCGCGCGGCCACTCCTCGGCGGCCTTGAGCGCATCGATGTGCGCCTTGCTGTCGCTGATGATGATGTTGGGATCGAGCACCTCGAACATCCGGTAGTCCTTGCGCTCGTCGTCCCAGACCGTGAGCTCGTGCTGGTACACCAGCGGCCGGTCGACCTTGGCCTGATAGCTCGGGCGCTGGATGAAGCTCGGGTTGATCGAGCCGGTGACGTTGCCGCCGAGGTTCTCGCCGGCGGTCGAGGCGATGATCATGCGGGTGATGAGCTCGGGGAACGGGCTTTCGTAGGGGGTGTTCACCACCCGCATTTCCTTGACCATGTGGCTCATGCCGGCGCGCTCGAGGCGCTGCCGCGCCACGTCGTAGTCGATATGGTAGGAGTGGACGAACGCTTCCTGGTCGTCGAGCTCGGTCTTCTCCTCGGAAAACACGCCGAATTCCCACGGCACGATGATCTCACAGGTCAATTGCTTCCGCGGGGTCGCCCAGCCGATCTTGCCGACGGTTGAGTCGAAGCAGGTTGCCCACAGCAGCAGGTCGGCGAACGCATCAAATAAACCGGCGTCGCGGAAATCCTCGTTGAACTGATCCTGGGCGGCGGCGAATTGCCGGATCACGTCCTCGGGTGCGTTTGGCTTCGCCGACAGCTGGAACTCGGCATGGTCGCCGGCGTAGAGGAAGGCGCACACCAGGTCGATATGGCTCTCGATGCGATTGTAGAGCACGTCCTGGTCGCTCGCGGTGCCGAACAGAAAGAACTGCCGGCGCCGGTCGTACATGTTCTTGCGCTCTTTCTGCGACATCAAACAAACATCGAGCACCCATTTCAGATACTCGGCGAGGTCGCGCGGCTTGTCGGGCAGGATCATGTTTGCACCATCACCAGGTCTTCCACGCACTTGTCGCACAGCGGGATGCAGGAGCCGTCACCCCTCCAAACCATGAGCGGCACCGCGGGCAGCGCGCCGTGACAGCACGCGCACAGCGGCCGCTGCGGGCTGTCGGGCTTGCCCCAGCAGATCTTGTCCCAGGCTCCCGGCTTGAACGTCAGCGTTGTCATTTGGTGCTCGCGATGAACTGCGTGTTGGCTTGCGGCCCCGGCACGTTACCCGAGTGCGGCAACCGCTGCTCGGTGCGGGCCTTGACCTTGGCGGTAGCCGGGATGGTCGACGGCATGCACACGGAGCGCACCTTGCCACTGTTGTCGAACGTATAGGGCGTGCCGGCAAAGCCCGGAGCGAACTGCATCTGCCCGCTGGCAGGAGCGGGCGTCTGCTGGCGCAGCGCCGGCATGGCGCGCTCGCCCTCGCGCCCCTCATGCATGTTGGTCATGCCGTAGGCGCCGGTGAGCTCCTTGAGCGTCTTGTCGATGAACTGCGCCTTGCCGGCGATATGGCCGCCGCCGGGGATCCAGTTGGTGCGCACGCACTTGCACTTCGGGCAGCGCGGATAGTCACGCCAAGCTTCGAAGGTCGCCTGGCAATTCCGGTTTTGGCACGCCCACGTTCGCAACACGCCGTCCATGGAGCTAACAACCTCCGTGATAGCAGACGATCTCGTGTGCGCCTTTCTTGAACAGCACGGCGCCCCGCGCGATGGTGGCTAACCCTTGCCGCGCCAGCGCATGCCCGTGCCCGTAGTGCTCCCAGTCTGGAGACGTCGCCGGCGGCGGCGCGGCGGTTTCCAGGATTGCATTGAGCACGTCCATCTGCGCGTCGGGATCGTTGTCAGCTTGCGAGTGCAGATCGGGACGGCGGATGTTGAGGATGGTGCCGTTGAAGGCCTGGTTCGCCATCAGCTTCTTGCAGCCGAGCCCGAGCGTCTGGCCGCCGCCGTAGGTCATCTGCCCGTAGATGACGTTGCCGCCGAGCGTATCGCCGCCGCACCAAAGAGATTGCTGGATGCCGGCGAGCGTGTCGATGTTGCGCTGGCCGTCGAGGCCCCTGGCGATCGTGGTCATGGAATTTGCGCCGCACGAGTAGCCGTAAATTGCGATCTTAGTACCCGCAGGCGCAGCCAAAATCTCTGCGGCCACGTCCTGTGTCTGCCAATAGTTGAACACATGAACGAACTCGACGCCGGGAATGGTGCGGGCCTGGTCGGCGATCTCATCGATGCCGCGCGAGGTGCCGCGCCAGTTGTCGCCGTAGCCATACAAACCCCAGACCTGGGTCGTCTGCGCTGCGGACTGAACAACAACAAACAGCAGCACGGCCAGCGCTAGCGCCAGGCGAGTGGACATGACTCACTCCTTCGCGACGGTGTAGGCCTTCACCGCCCACATGGCGCCGTCTTCGAAACAGGTCTGCGCCAGGGCGACTAGGCGGTTGAGCTCGGGCTTGCCCTCAGCCTTCATGACATCAACGATGTCGATGAGCTCGGCGGCGCGTTGCTTGAGCTCGGCCACGGCATCATTATTGCCTGGGTTGAATGTGATCCGCACGCGATCTTCGCCTAACGACATGGTCATTCCTCCTCTGGGTCGGCGGTGCCGAACCTTTCCTGAAAAGTCTCAATGCGCAACCCGGTCAGCCTACACAGCAGACGTTCAAGTTCCAGCATCGCCTTGTCACGGGCATCGGCAGGTATGCCGTCGCCAAAGCGCACTTGAACGTGCAGCGGCTCAATCATCACTCCTCCTCGGGGTCGGCGGTGCCGACGATGAAAGCGTGGAGCTCACGCGCCAGCCGCAGCGGGTGCTCGCTGTCGGCATGGGCCAGCACCTGCTCGACCACCCACTGCCGCAGCTTGATGCCGGCGACGACGCGCTGCACCTCTTGATTGACCGCGGCCAGCTGCGCGGCGTTGAGGTGATCGAGCTGAGCTTGCTCACGCGGCTGGTTTGTTTGCTGCATCGGGGGTGTCCTCGTGTTCGATGATGCGGGCGGCGGCCAGCAGCGGACGATGCTGCCGGCACCAGCAATCGCTGGCGGTGGGCGCGAACACGCCCTGGAACCCCGGCGCCATCTCGGTGCCGCGTATGGTCTGCACCGGCACCATGGTCTGCACCAGGACCGGCGGGTTGGCGCGGCACCAGCCCTGCCGCGGCTGGCCGAGCTTCACCTGCAGATCCTTGTTGACCAGGAAGGCGTCGCAGGTGGCGCACGACTGTTCGACAGCCAATTTCATTTGCTCTCCTCCACACCGGCGGCGAGCGGCGGCACGGCGTCAACGCGGGTGGCGCCGTCGGGGCGGCGGCCGAGCTGGTAGTAGCGGCACCAATCTTGCGGCCGGATCGGCCCGCGCACCTTGCTGCAGGCGCCGACGGCGGCTTGCGGGGTAAGCTCGAGATAATAGCGGCAGATGCCGCAATGGTCGCGGCCGCCAGGCCCGTACTTGGCCTCGGCCTTGGTCGCCTTGCCGCGATCGTCGGTCGGGTCGATCGCCATCTCAGCGCACGCCGGCGAGGATGACCGACAGGATCCAGAACGCGATCGCCAGCCAGCCGAAGTTGATGGTCAGCGGCGGCCGGTTGACGACGTCGATGAACAGCGCGGCGATGAAGGCGAAGACGACAGCGAAGTAGAGCAGGATGGTGGAGATCATGTTGGCGGCTCCTCCCGTCGTTTATATTTTGGCGATGGCTTGATCCCGATTTTCAACAATTCCTCGTCAATTTTGTCGCCGTAGAAGTATCCGCCATGAGCAAGAATATTGCGCGCGTTGCGGAGCATGGAAAGGATTTTCCCGTACGGCACGATGCGCGCCTGCTCATCCTCGGAGATCATGTTGGCGCCTCCGGGGGCGGCACAGGCACGGCGATATTCTGCTTCTTCAAAAAGTTTGTCACCAGCCGGTGGAACGGCTCGACGCCGCCGTGCTCGTCCTGCTTTGCCGCCTCGGCGAGCGTCAGCCCCTGGCGCTTCAATCGCGGCTGCAGCCACGTCACCCACCCTTGGTGCGCCAGCGCCGCGCCGATCACCCGGTCGTCGTGCGCCCGCCCCTCGGCGCCGATCCAGCCCTCGTCATTGACCACCTTGCGCATCTCCTCGAGCAGCGGCACCGAGCGCGGCACGATGCGCTTGAGCTCGATGCCGTTCTTGAACTGGTTCATCATCCTCGATTTCAATTCCCCGCTGGTTCTCCATTGGTAGGCCAGCCCGCCCGACAGCGCATCGATCCGCCGGTAGAGAAAGTGCCGCATGTTCTGCAAAATGTTGCGCAGCTCCGGCGTCTCCTTGCCCGGCTGCGCGCGGATCTCGTTCGACAGCTGGCGGATCTTCTCGAGCTCATCGAACACCGCCTGGCCGGGCCCGGTGATCTCGATGACCGGCATCAGCCACTGCAGCCCGTAATAGCCGGCGAGATGCGCGACCACCCAGGCGGTCTGGTAGGTGCTCGGTTCCGTGCTGCAAAACTCCGCCACCTGCACCATGCAGTCGGCATAGCCGCGCCACACGCTCACCACCGAGCGGTCGGCCTGGTCCGAACTCCCAAACGCCGGGTCGCAGCCGAGCGTGTAATAGCCAAACTTCGACGCCTCCTCCCACACCCGCAGCGGCGCCCGCGGATCGCGCGTCTGCTGCAGGATCACGTCCTCAAAGTGCAAAGCGAACTTGTAGCGGTAGGTCCAGAACGGCAACCGCCGCGCCACCTTGGTCGCCTCGGTCAGTGACAGCGTGGTGAAAAAGTTGCTCCCAGTCGAGATGAAGGCGTCGTCCTCGGTCCACGGGAACTCCTGGTCCATCAAGCTCTGGTCGCCCTCCTTCTCGCTCGCTAGGTGCCAGCGATACCAGGCCACCTGCTGCAGGCTGACGTCGATCCCGTACAGCTGCTTCACCAGCCGGCAGCGCTGCCGCTCGAGCGCGGTCAGCCGCTCGTTAAGACCATCGGGCATGTGCTTGAGAAAAAACGGATGGTCGGTCGGCAGCTGGTTCCTTTCGTCCCGCCACCAGCCAATGAAAACCGTCCACTTGGTCGGATCCTTCTTCGCCTGCTGCCACGCCTCCTCGAAATGATTAAAGCCGTTCGCCGTGCTCTCGTAGATCTGCAGCCGGTGGGCGTAATGCCCTGACATCTGCGCGCGAAACTCGTTCAGCGCATCGCCGTCGCCGTAAAACGCCGTCTCCGTCGAATGCAAGTAATTCGCCGCCCCGCTCCGCCCCAGCCCGCCCCGCTTCGCCTCCTGAGCTCCCGCCACCAAATAGCGGAACTTGCTGCCGTTCTTCAGCATCAGGATCGCCCGGTTGTGACGTATCTTCTCCACCTTGAATTGCTTCGGCGTCTCCGCGAAAAACACCTCGATCACCGTCCGAAAATCCTCCCGCGCCTCCTCCTTGTGCAACATGAAGACCCCAAGCAGACCAGGGTGTTCGAAGGCCCAGAACATGTCCAGCGCTAACAACAGCGTGCTGATCCCAACCTGCCGGCTCTTGAGC